TAAAGGTTTTGTACCAAAAGTAAATGATGTAAAAATATTAGAAAAGGTAAAAGAATTAAATGATGCAATTAGTAAAATCACCTAATGTAATGCTTGAAACTCAAGTTAAAAAGTTTGATTATGAGTCATTACATCCTGCTCCATTTGCACTTGACATGATAGATGTTATGAATAAAGAAGGTGGCATAGGTCTTTCTGCTAACCAAGTTGGATTAAACGCACAAATATTTGTAATGAAACCTGTATTAAACAAACAATACGGGTCACCGTTGGTAGTAATAAATCCTGTTGTTACAGGAATTAGCAAAGAAATTGAAGAAGGAATTGAAGGGTGTTTAAGTCATCCTGGATTAATGCTAAAAGTTAGACGTCCTATTAGTTGTATTGTAGAATTTGATACATTGACAGATGACTTTAAAAATGTTATACATGTAGATACAAAGTTCGATGATATCGATGCTAGAATATTTTTGCATGAATATGATCATCTGCACGGAATACAGTTTATTGATAGAGTAAGTAAGTTAAAGTTAAAATTAGCCGAAAAGAAAATAGAAAAAAGGAAAAAAAATGGTAGAACCTAGTCCAGAGTTACAGCTGGTTTTTGATAAAGCAGTTAGTGATGCAAGGAAATTGCAACACGAATACGTTACCCTTGAGCACTTGTTGTTTGCAATGTTATGCGAAGAACAATTTTCAGCTGTAATTACCGGGTTCGGTGCTGATCCTGAGTATGTAAAGAAAAACTTGGAAACCTATTTAAAAACCAAGTGTGATGACATTAAAACTGCATCACAAAAATACAAACCAAAGAAAACTTCCACTGTAGAACGTGTGCTTAATAGAGCATTTGCACAATGCTTATTTGCTGGCAAAACTACAATTGAAACAGTTGACGTGTTTACTAGTATACTTTCTGAAAAGAGAAGTTACGCATTTTTTATTACTCAACAAGCTAACATTAACAAAGACAAGTTTGTGTCTTATGTCAATGTTGAACTTGAAGAACAAGAAGTTGAAGAACAACAGCCTGAAAACGTGGGTATTGCAAACAAGGCATTACGTGCATTTACTACAGATCTTAATTCTGATGTTAAACAAGGAAAGATTGATCCAGTAATTGGACGGCATGACGAAATTGAACAGGTTGCTCTTGCGTTGGGCAGACGTACAAAGTCAAATGTGCTTATGGTAGGCGATCCCGGTGTTGGTAAAACTGCTATTGCAGAAGGACTTGCTTGGAGAATTGTGAACAATCAGGTTCCTGAATTTTTAAAAGAATACAGCGTGTACTCGCTCGACATAGGAAGTATGCTTGCTGGTTCAAAATATCGAGGAGACTTTGAAGAACGTTTTAAACTTGTTCTTTCCGCACTACAAAACAAAGGAAAGACCATTATGTTTATTGACGAAGCTCATATGATCAGTGGCGCAGGCGCAGGCGGAAACAACAGTGCAAACGACCTTGCTAACATGCTCAAACCTGCATTGTCAAAAGGTAACATTAAAGTAGTTGCAAGTACTACTTGGGAAGAATACCGCAAGTACTTTGAAAAAGATCGTGCATTAATGCGTAGATTCCAGCGTGTTGTAGTTGACGAGCCGTCACCAGAAACAACTGTAGAAATTTTGCACGGTATTAAAAAGTACTACGAAGATTTTCATAATGTAACAATTACAGACGAAGCAATTGACACTGCGGTTAAGTTAAGTGTAAAGTATCAAGCAGATAAAAAGCTGCCCGATAAAGCCATTGATTTGATTGACGTAGCATGTTCAAGATTTAAAGTGCTGAACTTGCATGAAAATCTGATTGTGAAACCAGAAAACATTCAACATGAACTTGCTAAAATTGTAAAAATTCCCGAAGAACAAGTTGCAGAACGTGAAACGGACAATTTGGTTAGCCTAGAAACTAACTTAAAAGGAAGTGTGTACGGTCAAGACACTGCACTGGAAACAATTGTTGATAAAATTCTAGTAGCACAAGCAGGTCTAAAAGACGAAAACAAACCAATTGGTAGTTTTGTGTTTATGGGTCCTACAGGTACTGGTAAAACTGAAACTGCACGACAACTTGCAAAGCATCTCGGAGTTCAACTTGTAAGATTTGACATGAGCGAATATCAAGAAAAGCACAGTGTTGCAAAACTGATTGGAGCTCCTCCGGGTTATGTTGGCTTTGAAGATAACGCAGGCCAGCTGATTGTTAAGCTGCAAGAAAATCCAAACTGTGTATTGTTGTTGGACGAAATTGAAAAAGCACACCCTGATGTAAGTGCAGTGTTGCTTCAATTGATGGACAATGGCAAAATTACAGGATCCAACGGTAAAGAAGCAGATGCACGTAACTGTATTTTAATTCTTACAACAAATCTTGGTGCAAAAGAAGCAGAAAAGAACAGTATTGGATTTGGTGATAGTTTGGAAAAGGATTACGAAGACAAAGAACTTAAAAAATTCTTCAGTCCTGAGTTTAGAAATAGACTTGATGCTACAATCACTTTCTCAAAACTTGGCAAACCAGTTATGCTTAAAATTGTCGGAAAATTCCTTACAGATCTCAAAGCGCAAGTTAAGGAAAAGAATATTAAAATTACAGTAACTGACGAAGCGTTGGATTATCTTGTAGACAAAGGGTTTGATCCTAAAATGGGTGCTAGACCGTTGCAGCGTGTTATTGACAAGGATATTAAACGTCCGCTGTCACGTCTTATGTTATTTGGATCGTTGAAGAACGGTGGTAAAATAAATATAGATGTAATAGACAATGAAATTGTTTTAAAGGAAGAACAAAAAAACATTGAAGCTGCTTGAGACTAACAAACTTCACTACGGAAAATACTTGTATAAGTTGTGTGTTGTAACACCTCTTGCAGGTATTTTCCGTACCGAGTTGCAAAGAAATGGCAAACTGTCTTACGCTAAAGCAAAATTAGATTCATTGGTTTCTAATCCTATAATATCTAGGTGGAGACATGATATACGTATATCGCCAGAAGATTTGCTGGATGCATCATCAATTTATAAAATTTTAAAAAACGAAAAAAATTATTTAATAAGATGTGAATATAATACATTGTCAATTTTTTCAAATGACAAATCTATCTTACTTAAGGTTGCTAAGAAAATAAATTCAGCTACAGAATTTTGGGAACCGAGAAAATCTATTAAATTACTGTTAGAAACCGAACAAAATGTTATCATTGTAAAGCATCCTCCTGAGTTTCTTTACAAAATTACATTTAATAGAAAGACAATAAAACCCGAAGTAGCAGTGTGGGTAGAAAAAAATTCAGATAAAGTAAGAGCAGGTTCAATACTGCTTTACAATATAGAAAACAGTATATCAACAAACGGTCAATACATGTATGTTAAGGACGAAAAAGTTATTTTATTGTTAGAATTAATGCTAGGTCATGCCATACGCAGAATTGATAAGTTAGTATGTGTTGTTTAATAGATAAATAATTATATGTCAACATATAGCGAAACAATTTTACCAGCATACACACACCCAGGTGATAGTTCAAATCAAACTATTACAGGTATTGCCTATAAAGGTGACGGTTATTACAGCCGTACAGACGGGTTCCATACTGTACAGTACAATCTTACCGGATTTACTGGTTCAGTAATTATACAAGCAACATTAGCAACCAATCCTTCATCAAGTGATTGGTTTTCACTTTCAGCAACACAGCATACAGGTACTGGTAGTACTGGTAGTTTTCTTTATAATTTTACAGGAAACTATGTATGGGTTAGAGCACAGGTAGCGTACACAGACGGTACTGTAAACAGCATTTTATTAAATCATTGAGGTAATTATGACACACTTTGTAAGAATTGTAATGGAAAAGCAGACAACTGCTAAACTACTAGATGAGAGTATTTTTTCAAATCAACACATGTACGAAACTGCACAAGGTGCTACTGTATATGAAATAGCACTGCCTCGCCAGTTAAGCGAAGACGAAGCAGATGAATATGCCAATCATTTGGCAAACTATATGTTTGAACAAGGATTTAAAGATTTTGATATCGAAATTACTACAGATTTGGATGAAGTTGTCTCCGAAGAAACATACGATGGCGACGACTTTTTTGAAGAATACGGAGTTATGTGGTATAACGAAGATGAAGAACTAGACGAAGCAGAATATCAAGGACGTAAGGTGCCGCTAGGTAAACCTATGCGTGGTGATGTTAAAAAATTCAAAGTGTATGTAAAAAATCCCAGTGGAAATGTAGTCAAAGTAAACTTTGGCGATCCTAACATGAAAATTAAAAAGTCAAACCCTGCACGTCGACGCAGCTTCCGTGCAAGACATAATTGTGATAATCCAGGACCTAGAACAAAAGCTCGTTACTGGAGTTGCAGAAAATGGTAAAGATAAACGATTTTTCTGATGTAAGTGTAAACGAGTCACTGCCGTGGAACATGGTAGAAGACTTGTGCATTTACATGAAAAACGATCAAAAATTTTATAGAAGCAATTTGTATCCTGCATTGCTAAAAGTGCAAGAAACTGTAAAAAATGGCGGAAAATATAGCAAAAAAGAAATGCTTCCTGTCGTTGAAAAAGCCATTGTAAACTATATTCAAAAGTTTAATATTAAAAAGCGTCCTGAAGAACTAATGCAGGATAATGAAAAAATGGAATGTATTAATAAAATCCTAACAGACGAAATGGAAAACTTTCGAAAAGGAATGTACTAATGCGTTTTTTAGAATTTAGAACTATAACGGAAGCAGCAAAAGTTGGTAGAGCATTTAATCACTTGGAAGATCTTGTATTTTTACACGGAACAGAAGGTGCATTAGAGGCAATAACACACTTGCGCGAACTAGCTTCAGACTCTGGTTCTAAGTCAATACGTATGAAATGGGACGGTAATCCTCAGATTTATTGGGGTAGAGCAGAAAAGAATGGCCCTTTGGTGTTAGCAGGTCACAACGGTTGGTCAAGAGGTGCTGCTAGTACAAGTCCTGAAGAAGTAGAAGATTTTATTGCTAATAAAAGTGGTACTCCTAAAACTCCAGAAGAAAAACAACAAAGAGATGCATTTGCAAAACAATTTGCAAGTTTATATCCATTGTTTGATCGTGCTACTCCAAAGGATTTTGTAGGTTATGTGTACGCAGACGGATTATTTTTAAATCCGCCTGAACTCAAAGACGGTGTATATACATTCTGTCCCAACCCTAAGTCACAAACTTGCTATCATGTTCGAGCAGAAAGCGAACTAGGCAAGCGTATTGCACGAGCACAAGTAATGGTTGTAGGACATGCTTATTTCCCTGAATTCGGAATGGATGATAGTTTACAACAACCAAAGAACAATTTTGACGAATTTAGCGGCAATGCAAGTTTAATAGTGCTAGGACCTGTATATAATTCTTCACCTATCGAAATAGATGTAACCAAACTAGATCAAGTTGAAAAGTTTACAAAAGCAAATTCTCGAGTTGTTGATGGATTTCTAGCAGCCAGTGCAGGGTTAGGTGATTTAAAAAATATAATTTATACATACGTAAATCAAACAGCCAAAGCTAAAAACTTAGATAGTTTAAGCGAAGCACACTTTTTTAGTTGGCTCAAAACAAGTAAAGTTAGCGAACCAAAAAAACTAAAAATTGTTGAACTAAATAATACACACCAAGGCGGACTAGAAACTATATTCACTCTTGTTAAACAACTACAACAAGTAAAAGACAACGTAATCGATCAAGTCGAAGGTCCGCAAGGAGATATTTGGGATACAAACGGAGAAGGGCGTGTACGTTATGCCGATCCGAATAAAAAGTTTGGAAATGTAAAACTTGTTCCAAGAAAAAGATGGACACCGGGCTAATGTTATTAAGAGAATTATTTGAAGCAAACGAAACAGTAGGCATTATATTTGGACGCTTTAACCCTCCGCACCAAGGACACAAAGCTGCATGGCAAGAAGCTGCAAAGAATACACACTGGTATGCGGGTACTAATCAAAGCACCATCGGTCCTAAAGATCCTTTACCGTTCGAAATAAAAATTCAAGCTATGGAAACTGTATGGCCTGCAATCAAAGGTCATATTATTCCTGAGCAAACTTGGTGGAGTTTGGCTGCCGAAGTGTACAAGAAACACGGCGAAATTGATCTCAAAGTTATTACTGATGAGACTGATGCTAAAGTGTTTGTGCCAGGTTTACAAAAACAAAATGGTGTTGAAGGTAGACACGGATTTTATAAATTTAAAAGCATTGAATGGCAACCTGCACCAAGAGTTTCCAGTGCTACTGCATTAAGAGCTGCTGTTGCTAATAACAATCCTGAAGAGTTTGAAAGGGCAGCAGGTGTCCCTGCAGATACCAAAGTAGCAGGCAAACCGTTTTTTGATCTAGTTAAGTATTATCTAGGACAACAAGCAAAATGAAAATAAACGAGATTATTACAGAAACTTGGAGTGAAAAGTACAAACGTAGTATAAACTGTAATAATCCAAAAGGATTTTCACAGAAGGCTCATTGTGCAGGACGTAACAAAAATGAAAGTACTAGTAGCGTAACCGGCAAAGAAATGTTGAAAATCTTTAGAGGCATGCATCACGATGTTAGCATGAACAAAGACATGGATCGTTATATTTTGTCACGCAACTGGCAATTGAGAAATTTTACTCCGATCATGTTCCCCAGTGAAGAAGAATTCTTCGACTATGACGATCCGTTTGATCGCATTATAGACATTGACTACGGTCGACGAGTTGACCTAAGTCAGCCTATTATTGTTGGACCGCAGTTTAACGATGGCAAGTATAGTGTTGTTGATGGCAATCACAGAGCAGCCGCAGCACAGCGTATGGATAAAACTATCAAAGGTTATTTTCCTGTAGCGAAAACAAACGAAAACTTTGAAAATAGAAAAAATGAAAGTACTACTAGCAGTAACAACTATCTGTTACAGTTAGAACGTGACAAACGTGCCAATATGTTAGTACTACATATTTTAAACAAACAAACAGGCAAGAGAGCCGAAGTACGTGGTAAATTAGGATACGAAACTGACGGATATGATCCTAACGACAAGTTACATCAACTACTAGATAAAGTAGGAAAGAGTGCTAGCGTTAGTGATCTCATAAATGGCGATGTTGTTAGTATAAATCCTAGACATCCAGATGGTGCAAGTGCAAAAGCAGCCGCAGATAAAGCATATAACGAAAAATTTGCAGATAGTACTAACGCAAACGCAGCAATAGCTAAGATCTCCGAATCACTTGATCAGCCATATCCATATTCATGGG